CATATCAACATGTTTTAAATAAGGTGCGTCGAGCTCATCCAAATATGGCATTTAGAACTGCACAAGCTAAAGCTAGTAAAATATATCAAAAAATGCATGGTGCTGGAATTTCGAGAGGTGGGGCTGGACCTAAAAAAAAAATTAGTGAATTATTACGTGCATATGATACACAAGCCGCAAAATCTAGACCAATAAGAAAAACAGTTAAACAATCAGCAGGAATTAAAAAATTATTTGCAGCTATTAGGAAAAAAGAGCAAGCACAATTAGCAAAATCATCAATGTCAAAATTTTTACGTGCAATTAAAGCTAGAGCCGCAGCCGCACCAAAAAGAAAAACCCCAGCGCAATTATTACGCTCGTACGATGTTACAGAAGCATTAAGAAAACACGCATATGGTAAACCAAAACTTGAATATGACTTAAATTTAATAAACTTTAGACCACGCGCAAATAGAGGACCAAGTTTATTAAAACAGCTCTCTATGATGGAAAAAATGAGTAAAAGCAATGCAAATTTAAGTAAAATGAGTAAAAGCAATGCAAATTTAAGTAAAATGAGTAAAAGCAATGCAAGTTTAAGTAAATATATAGGAAGACGAGAAGCAGCAAGAGAAAAAGCATATTTAAGAGAAGTAGAAAAAATGAGTAAAAGCAATGCAAGTTTAAGTAAATATGTAGGAAGACGAGAAGCAGCAGAAGCAAGAGAAAAAGCATTAAGAGCAAGAAAAATATTATCAGAATTAGGTTATCGCAAATTTAAGTAAATATGTAGGAAGACGAGAAGCAGCAAGAAATAGGTTATTAATATGTCATCTAATATTATAATATGACATATTGTGGAATTGGCCCCATTCCTAAAGATAAAATACGCGGAACAATAGAAGAATGTTTGAATGCAAAACAAGTTAGATACTGGGGTATTGAAAAAATACCAAAGAATGTAATTGATGCACAAAAAAAAGATAAAAAAACATTACAGGCAGAAATGCTTAAAATGAAGAGTTTAGAGGGGAAAGCTAAAAAATTAATTGATGATGTTAAAAAATACAAATTAATATTAGATACAAAAACTAAACAAAAAAAGAAAATATCGAATATAGACCAAAAAAAAGGTAATAAACTATTAAACAAGCGTGATTTATTAATTAAACAGATTAAGAGACAGGGAAAACTTATTGAACGATTAAAGGAACAAGAGAAGAAATTTGAATTTAAATATATGAAAAAACAAGCTCCGAATATTGTAGCTCTCTTTAAAAAGATTAGAGAAAAAGAGAACAAACAAAGGACGGCATTTTATAATACGTTAATTGATTTAAGTATGTCAGGAATACGAGGACCTATATTAAAGTACTGGGGCAGAAATTAAATATAATATAATTATATATGCAGACTGATAAGAATGTATTAAATTTAAATACTATATTAGCGACAAGGCCGTACCCTGATTCTTATACACAAGAAATATTGAATAATATTAAACTAGTTAATTGGTCTGAACATGATCCAGCTTTACCATTTGGTTCATATGCATTAGAGCAACAGCTTTGGCCTGGTGATATAGATTTATCAGAATTTTTTTATGATTGTTGTTCTATTGATGAAGTTGTACATAAATTTTTTCTCAAAACTAAACGAGTAATTAGAGATATCATAGCAACAAAAGAACATTATTTTTCTGAATTTAAAACAGGTGAAGATATGCGATATGCGATTAATATTGGTTCTTTATTAAATGGTGTATGGTTCATTAATAGAAAAAATATTGTTTTTCAAACTAGGAGATTCCGTAAAAAAAAATTAATTTCAGAGGCAGAATACAAAACAATAATGTCTATTGTCCGAAATAAACACCCAACACAAGATGATTATGATATATTATTTAATTTATTTAGAAATCACCGCGTTATTAGATGGACCGAAGATGAGATATTACAAGGCTATAAAATGTTACCTGGTAAACTAAAATTTAAATTTATTGATGGATTAAAACAGAAATCACATATTAAAATTGATGTATTAGCATATATTAATAATAGATTTATTGAGGTTACTAATTTTTTCTATTTAGTATTAGAAAAACCAAATGAGAAACCATATATTATTAATGTGGGAGATAATTATACATCTGATTTCTTTGCTAAAAGAATTGAAGAACAGTTACCAATGGAAATCGAGAAGCTATTTTATTCAAAATACTATTTTTCAGCGTTTAAGGGTGTTAAACGAATGTGGGCCCTAGCAAGATATTTTCGTGATCCTTATGTTGTTGGTTTATTAGAGCCATTTATTGCAGGTCGTATATCATTATTATATCAATTAAGATCAGAACTGGAGACAATTATTACCCTTTTGGAAAGGGTACATAATCCACCAAAAAATAGTATTGCGCATGCTATTCAAGAAATTAAATCAAGGATTGCATATGTTTTAGAAATACACGATAAACAAGCAGAGTATTTTATATTATTAAATAGCTATAAACAAAGTGAGCCAAAATCAAATATGGAATTATTGAAGAAAATTAGTAAAATGATGAAAGCTGATATTAATGAGTATACTATTGGATATTTAAAGATGAAAGGTTTATTTCCAATTCCTCCTAAATATTTGCCAAAAATATTATCATATGCTTCGGGATGAAAATTTTAAAATAAAAAATATCTGTGATATTTAATATAGAATGTCAAGATTAAAAAATAATGTTAAATTTGAAAGCGAAGAAGAACAAGATAATTCTAATGAAGAAGATCAAATAAATTCGGAAGAGGAAGAACAAGAGGAAGATAATTCAGATTCCGATGTATATCATCAGATTGCTGATGAATGTATAAGAAAACCAATTTTAAAATCTCTTCAAAAAGCTATTGACTTATTAGATGATTTAAAACAATCAGATAAACAAGAAGCAGCGCACCAATTACTTGATGAATTACTTGATAAAGTTGAAGAGACAATTAATTGTCTTGAAGAATTTTAGTGCGTTTGATTGAGCGTTTAAGAGATTAAAATATAAGAATTTAAAATATTAAATACTTATAGAATGTCTAAGAGTCTAAAACAATGCTCATTTATTATTAAAAGAGGGGAAAGAAGTGGAAAAAAATGCGAAAAGCCATGTCGTGGCATATTTTGCAAAAATCATAATACAAAACGGTTATCATATAAAAAACAATACAATGATAATTTAAATAAAGAACAACGCAAAAAGAAGATCAATGATAAACTAGAAAAAATTTTTAAAATAAAAGATATATCGAAGTTACCAAATTTAGAGAATTTAACGGAAAGGGCACATTTATTAAAATGCGAAATTATGCGGTCAAATAAATTAAATGCTGGATATTTAAAAGTTATGGGTAATAGTGAATTAGCTGATAAATTAACAGAAGAAATTAGGGAAAAATATGATCAACCTTGTACTGATAAATTAAAAGATGTTATTATTGATAAAAATTTTAAGCCAATAACTAAAATAGTTTATGATAATGTTGATAAGGGGAAAAAAGCCGCTAGATTAGAATGTAAAAAAGAATGTTTATGTCCAGAATGTATTAAGGGAATTAGACGATATTGTACATGTAATGCCTGTGATATGTATAGAAGTTTTTTAGATGGTTATTATCAGGCATATTTTGTATGTACAGATAAACCAAAGATTGCAGAATTAAAACATAAAAAGATAGTTAGAAAAATAAAATTAATGCAGAATAAAGGAAAAGAAATTATAAGTAAAATAAAGGCAATAAAGGAAATTATGAAGAAAAATTAATATTAAAAAATAATAATTTTTCTATTCAATAAATATACATATGGAAAATATTAATTGTGCATTTTGTTTAAAAGCGAAATTACATGAGCCATTTGGTTATTATATACTCGGATCAGAAAAAATTTATTATTGTAGTAAAGAATGTAAATCAAATATTGATATTATTAGTTACATCGGTAAACGCTATAAATCATTAGCAAAATGTAAAGAATGTAAACGTAAATCATTAAAACGATTATGCTATAAACATCTTAATAGATATTATTGTGATAACTGCAAGCATATTTTAGCCAGAAAAACCGAAAAAGAAACCATAACAATAAAATATCGTAGTGTATTATCTTATTATAAAAATCCAGAAAAGTCCATTTAAAGTGGAAAATTAAATATCCATTTCAAGTAAAGCCTTATCTGAGTTCTTTTGTTGTGTATATGTTGTCAATTGAGAACAATTAACATGACCTACTATTTTACTAACAATATTCATCTCTATTTTTTTGATATAAAGCATATAATTTATATACGCGTACCTTAAAGAATGAGTATTGCAATCAAAATGTAGTAACATATAATCAAGTACACGTTTTTTTAATTTGCCAGTGCTAATTAAAAATTCGATCTCATCATTATTCTTAATAGTTGGCCAGAGCTTGCAAAACCAAGATTTGGGATAAATTATTTTTCTGTATCTTGTTGGCTTCTTTTTCATATTTCCGTCTTTATTTCTTCTTAATCCGTCAGATTTACTAATACGAACAATAACAGGATTTTTTATACCGGATCCATAGAACTTTTCTAAGGCTACAACAGATTCGCTTATTCTTGATCCATTTCGTAAACTAATACAAGCAATTAAACAATATATAATTTTTCTAAGTGTGGTTTTTTTACATTTAGTTGTATAAATATCAACAAGTTCATCAATTTTTTTAATTAATTTTTTTTTCATTGTATCATAATCAATATTTCTATCAAATCCTTGGGAAATATGTGGTTCTTCCATATATATATAGATAATATAAAATATCACATATAACTATATGCAAGAATACCCAATTAAAAAATTTAATATTCCATGTCGAAGCTGTAGTAAAAACATATTATATATGACTGGTATACCATTATCTGGAGATATAAATAAAATGACAGAAGATGATCATTATGAAATTATTGATAATGGTCATATTATGTTAGATGGATATTGTTATTGTAATAAAGATTGTCAATTTAGGTATATGATGAAGAATTTATTTAACTCTATGTGTGATATTTAAATATCTAATATAGAATAAATGATAAATAAATATGAATTATTATTTAAAATTTTAAAACCAAAAGTAGGGCCAGATTGTGCGAGAATGATTATTTATGATGTATATGATGATGATTGTAAAAAGATAAAGACATGTAAAATAGCAAATTATCATATGTTAGCCAAATGGTGTAGTTCCTATAGGTATGATCATCGTCACGCAGCATTTGAATATTTACAAGAATTTACAATTATTAATCAACTAGATAGGAGAGACAAAGAATTTAATAAATATACATTAGATACAGATCAATGTAAATATTGCACATTTTGTAATGATTACGCTACATATAGCCATTTTTTACAATATAGCGAATGTTTAACTCTACATCCATTAGCTTTAAAAGATACATGGTTTTGTCATCCCAGAGATTCCGAAAAGGTTTCCGCATTTAGGGAAAGAATGAATAAGCGAATCAATGACAGAAAGCACAAAGGTCTTTATTAATTATAAATATCACAATTATAAACATAGTTGTGATATAATTATTATCTAATATAGTATTATATAATGGAAACTTGTGATAAAACTAAGGGTGTTTATTGTTTTACTTGTAAAAAACTTATGATAAATAAGATGATGAAATGTACACAAACAAGATTAGGACCATTAGCAATATGTGAAGAATGTTTTATTATAAATAAAGATAATTTGGATGAAGTAGAAGATAATTTTATTAGAACAAGCATTAAACAAATATTAAAAAAATAAAAATCGGACATAGAAATATATTTTCTAATATAGTATTATAATGGAAAATAAATCATATTTAGTTAAAAGATTACAATTACGCAGAACTCATGCGCAACAGTCTTGGGATTTTGTTTTAGCTGATAAAATGCTTGATATTGAAATGATCAGTGACCCACATTGGAAAGAAGAAGATAATAACGATATTGCTGTAATAAATAAACATTTTGGGAAACAAGTACAATATTATGATGATCAAATTAATGAACTAAACGGTATTAAGCTGACCCAAGATACGACTCCCCAAATTGATGTTTAGCCGTTCTATAATGTTGAATCTTGTTACTGCGCGTATAATAACAATCACAATAGTAACAATATATTTTCTCTAATTTTTTAGTATTAAGTATTTTACGATTTATCGTGCGATATTTGGCCGATTCTTCTTTACGCTCCTGATCTGATATATATGATCGTCTATTATTGACACATATATTTTTATATTTATTAATCCAATATTGCTCACGCTTACGCAATTGTGCATTTGATTTACTTGGATATTTTTCAAGTAAATGAATTTCTACATTGCCAATATTAAACACTGCCTTTGATGATTTTATTGTTCCCGTATCAAACTCATATTTATGTACTCCTAAACGTTTAGATAATGAGCATATTGTTGATCCAATATATATTTTGTTTTTGTCACTGCATGTTAGTTTATATATTTTACCATTATTAAAATTGGGCATAATTTATATATATATTTATATTTCATTTTTTATATATTTCGGACATAGAAAAATTATTTCTAACGTATAAATAGCAGAATGGAACAATATATATTTTTAGATAATAAATTGAGTACTATTGTTATTGATACCGATAATATTGAATACATATCATATATTGTCCGTAAACCATATTTAGGCAGATCAGACGGAGAAGATAAGTTATTTTTTAATGAGTATACGGATAAATTATTTAGATGTAATCAATGTAAAATATTTTGTACTAGAAATCATATGAATTATGCTAAATATGACCCTAATAATTGTATGCTTATTAATTGGCAGTGTAAACAATGCGAATATAATAATTATATCACGAATACAAATAAACTTGAGTAAATGTATAAATGCCAATTCATCAGGGAAAAGATCAATACGGAAATTATTTTCAGTTTGGAATAAGCGGAAAACGCTATTATTTTGTAAGTAAAAACAGAAACAGTATACAACTTGCATATAATGCAGTTCTGAGGCAAGCAAGAGCAATCGAGGCGTCGAAATTTAGGCGGAGATGATCACTTAATTTATTTAAATTCAAAAAATGATATAAAGAAAATTTTTTGAATTTAAATATAGAAATTTAAAAAATGATATAAAGAAAAATTATTATAGTATATTATAGAAAAAATTAGTGATAGTAATTCTTACTGGCCGATGTTTTATAAGGAGAAATTCATATAAAAGAACCCTGATAAGAATCGTTACCCATACCACATATGGGTAAATGCTGAAACTTCCTAATTGAGTGATATATCTGTATTTATAGGCAAAAGTCATAGACAGATATATACATATAAACAATTCATTACGCTATATATAAATAAGCGATTTATTATGTAATATTTATGTGCTTACAACTCAGAAAATGAAAGTTGTGGGTTCGTTCCTCTGACCGATGTGAGTATGAGATATAAGTAATAAATAAAAGCTTAAAAAGTCAATTATTTAAACCAAATGGTACATAAAATAAATATTTAGGAAATATTTTAAGTTTGTATTAGGTTGGAATAAATAAGGTAGATATATACCAAATAGTACATAAAATAAATATTTAGGAAATATTTTAAGTTTGTATTAGGTTGGAATAAATGGGGTAGTATAATATTAATAGGTTACTGTAAACTCAAAATTACAATATTATTAGGTTGTGTGTCATAAACAGGTTATGTCATAAACTTAGTTTTATTTTAATTTTTGTGTTATCATTAACTTAGTAAGATTATACTATACGGGTTTAATACAATATTATTAGGGTATCATAAATTCAGTAAAATTATAATGTAATTAGGTTGTGTCATAAACTTAGTTATTGTTATGGTATTATTGGGTTATTATTATCTTAATTATGTTATGTTATAATATAATTTTATCGATTGTGATAGAATGATATTATATTTTTTTGTAATCATACTTTTCCTTGCCTAATCGCTTGTAGAAATTGTATTGTCTTTTAGTTAGGTAGATAATTCCGCCGTTTGGATCTTCATAAGCTTCCTTAATTCTATCATCAAAAGTATCCTTTTTATTTGGTTCACTATCTATTAATGTTTTTTTAATAAATTCTGCCGTTTTGTGAAATGCTTGATGATATCTTGTTTTTTTATGTGCTGATCTGTTCCCTCTTGTAAATGTACCCTTGCATATATCACATGTTACCCTATCGTTTGGTTTTGCTTTTGTGTCTTCTGTTTTTTTTGGTCTACCAATCATATATTATTAATAATATTTTTTAAAAAAAGCTCCAAAGGGTCGGTCTTGCTCAGATTATCTTTACTATTAATATAGATGTTATCAGTTAGTAAAGGTTTACCTATAGCTAAAATAATAGGTGGTGCCCATAATGGCGAATTTGTTCATATACATACAGAAGAGCGTAAGCCAAAACAAATATGTTGTAAAAGACATAATAAAAGATGTTTAAAGCGTGGTTGTTGTGAATATTGTCCCTTTTATTATGAGGAAGATAATGGAAGTGAAGAGGATGATATTGGAAAGGAAGTAAAAATAAATGATGGAATAATTGAACAAATACCAAATTTAGAAACTCGGGAATGTTGTTATTATGCTGGGCCATCTGGAGCCGGAAAATCTACACTAATGGCTAAATATGCAAAAAAGTATATAAAATTATTTCCAGACAAAGAAGTGTATTTATTTTCTAATAAGGATAAAGATCCCGTTTTTGATGAGATAAAGCCGCCTATTATTCGTTTTCCTGTTAATGAATCACTTATCGACAATCCGATAGATGTAAATAAAGAATTAAAACAAGGTGGGTTAATTATTTTTGATGATTGCAATACTTTTACTGATAAAAAATTAAAAAAAGCAATTAGCGGATTAATGAACCAAATTTTAGAAATCGGACGTAGTCTTGGTATATATTGTTTAATCAGTTCACATTTAATAAATCAAGCTAATCGCGAAGATAATAAAACAATTTTTAATGAGGCTCATACTGTTACATTATTTTGTAAAACTGGCAATAAATATTCGCGTGACTATGCATTACAAAAGTATTTAGGATTTGGTAAAAAGGAAATTAACAAAATAGTCAATTTACCATCTAGATGGGTAACCATTGGGAAAAATTATCCTGAATATGTTATACATGAAAAAGGTGTTTACGCTACTTAATTAATATTTTTTTAAAATATTAATTATCCTAAATTACCAAGACTGCTCACAGCTGTAGAAATAGCTAAAGATAACTCATCGAATATTTCTTCTACAACATCACTAAATTCATTATGTGGAAATTTTTGAGACATTGTATACGCTTCTTTTAAAATTTTTGACATTGGTATATCAATATAATCATCCGCTAAAACTTGATAACATCCCGATAATTCGTTTGGATCTGTTTGTGTATAACATTTTTCAAAATTATACATCTTTGATGTATTCATTTATATATTTAATTGATATTTTAAATGTATGTTATTGTTGCTGATGCCCATTGTGGAACTGATGGGGATCCTGTTGATGCTACATTAATAGTAAATTGATCACCTGGTGCATATGAAATACTTCCAGTTGATAAACCATGCGTAGAACTTGCGCCAATTGATGCAATTATTGCGGTTCCAACACCATTTTTAAATAATGTAAATACCCATGATGTTGATCCTCCGGGCGCCGATTGTAAATTAATATAAAATCCTGTAATTGTCATTGCTAATCCTGCAAACATTGAACTAACACCATAACCTGAACTAGTTGGCCATATTCCAGATGGTCCCCAAAAACCAGATTGAAATGTTACAGGCGGTACTGATGTTCCAACAACAGAAACACAATTTAAAAATATTTGTTTTGTTACGGTTGGAGCACTTGGTAAATTTGTCCATGCTATTTGTGTTCCTGTTGATGCTAAATATTGGCCAGCTGTTCCAGGTGAACCAATATAATCATCAACAGCTCCAAATAATGAAGTAGTTCCATTTAAATTAACGTTGCCACTAAATGAAGATAACCCAGTTACTGATAAACCATTACTTAATGTTGCTATTCCTGTTATATTTGCTATACCATTAAGCGCAGATATTCCAGTTACTGATAAATTAGTACCAACTGATAAATTATTTATTGTATTTACTGCCCCTGTTAATGTTGAAGTTCCACCAACTGATAAATTATTTATTGTATTTACTGCCCCTGTTAATGTTGAAGTTCCATCAACTGATAAATTAGTACCAACTGATAAATTATTTATTGTATTTACTGCCCTTGTTAATGTTGAAGTTCCATCAACTAATAAATTCCCGCCTAATGTTAAACTACCAGGAGTTACAACAGATCCGGCCGCTGTTATGGTATTACAATATAAATTATAATCACATAATGGATTAAATAAAGTTGCTACAGACATTATATAATAATAAAATATATTATTTGATAAGACTTACAATGAATAACTAATCGAAAATTGATTAAATCCACAATTACCAGTAGCAGCAAAAGCGGTACCAAATGCTACCGATATAGTCATAACACCCGATGATGTTATTGTTATATATCCTTGGGCGGAACTATTAGAATTATACACCTGAATTATAGAAGTTACTACCTGATCTGGGAAAAATAATGATGGTGAAATAGTTCCAGTTATTGTAGATGATGTCGTAGCTGCTGATAGAAGTTCACCTGTTGTCATAGTAATTAAATTACCTACTCTTGTAAATTTACATACTATATTTTGAGCAGCTGTAAAAGGGCCACTAAATGCGATTGTTGATTGTTGTGTTTGATAGACATTTAAATAATTTGCTACACCAACAGGACCAAAATAAATCCCACTTGAAGGGGAAACAAGTTGCATATTTCCAGCTAAAACCATTGTACCAGTACCAAGATTTACAAGATAATTATTATTAATTGCAGTTCCAGATTGTAGTAATGATAATGTAGAAGCGGCAGCGTCGTAGTTAAAATAATAATTATTTCCAGAATTACCGATCGCAACAATTCCCCCAGTTAATCCCTGAACTGTAAATAAACCAGTGCCTGATGTTGTTTGACCAATATTTAAAGCCCCGTTAACTGCTTCATTTCCTAATACGACTAAATTTCCAGAGATTGTCGCGCTTCCTGGTGTAATAAATCCGGCTGATGCTGTTATAGAATTACAATATAAATTATAATCACATGATGGATTAAATAAAGTTGCTACAGACATTGTATATTATTAAATCATATTTTATTATTTAATAATTATTTTTATAGCTGTGCCAATCTTGCCGCTAATGTATTTCTTCTTCTGTTCATCATTTTCCCCCCAATTGGTACACCATATCCGACACCATCTTGATTATGCATACGATCTTTCATATGATTCATATCACACCCTCCAGTTGCTTTATAATTAATATGTTGACTCTTATCAATTAATTCCCCTCCTTCTCCTAATCCAATGAATGGAGCGACAAAACGCGCAACATCTAAACCAGTTTTAACATATGGCCATACCTTTTTAGCTACTCCATAAACTTTCTTTCCAAAATCTCTTAAACCAGTAAAGAAGTTACCACCATTTACATCCATAACATCATTATATGTAACGCTAACGTCTGGCCTAGTTTGAGCATCTAAAATATCAGTAGTGGAAATAATACCAATTTGCGGAGTAACATCCAAATTTTCACATGTAACTGATCCCTCAGATATTACAATAACATACAAGACTGGAAAAATTCCACTTGTTTGATTTTGATTATAAACACCTGTTTGAACTAATAAATTATAATTTCCCAATTTACCCGGTGCTTCATTTCCATCTAATCCGATATCTTTTCCAAATTCTACAATAATCGGGCCTCCTAATGTTCCTATTTTTGGACCAAATGCTCCAGCTGAAGAATATACAGGCCCTCCACTCCATTGTTCCCAAGACATATTTAACCCATTAGAACGGCTCATCTGATATAAATCGTGTTGGCTAGCATTACTGAATAAACCTTCATTATTATTCCAGTTTATTGATAATGTTCTGATTGATACAAAATTATCAGTTAAATTTGGCGATGATTCTAATGATTGATTTGTTGCACGAACATAAATAATCAATCTTTTTGGTATTGATGCCAATTGAATATTTTGGGCAGTTATTGGTGCTGATGGCGCAGTATTAGAAAGAATACCAGAACCTAAATCAGTACTATAACGAGTATAATTGAAATATGGATAAATACAAATTGATGGTATCGGCATTGTTTCCTTTGGGCTAATATAACACATAAACATTGTTGGTAGTGATGTAGCATATGTAAAATTAGCAGGATTCAATGTGGTGAAATTACTGAATGATACTTGTCCTGATGTTATTGCTCCGGGAGCATTTACTCCAGAAATATCATGAGACCACATACGAAACGCTGCATTAGCTATAAAATTCCAAACAAAATTCATTTGTTGAATATGTAAAAATCCCTCTGCCATTCCTGCTCCAAAATAAAAAGGACTTAAAAAGACTGGTTCAATAAATACACAATCGATTATCGCTTGACTTGGTGTATTTAATACGACAGTGTATTGACTGAAACCTCCACGCGGACAATTTTCACCGTCAGAACTATCGGAGTAGTTTCCAAGCGGATTTCTCAATGTCCCTTGTAAATCGCTATAATTACATGATTGATCTAAATATGATGGAGTACTCGAATATTCATATGTTTTTAAGTCTTCTCCTGTATTACAATGTACTAATGCTTGAATAACATCACCTAATTGGATAGAAAATTGAGTATTATTTAAAGTTGCTGATAATGTTGATGTTGCGCTCGATATTGGAAATGCACGCGGTGCATCGTAAGAATTTCTTAATAATGGGTATGCGTTTGGAGTTGCGCAATTTAATTGAATTCTAACGGGTAATTGTTTATAAAGTTTTCTATCAACGAATACACCAGGATTAGGCGGATTTATTGAGTATGTTATACCTGAATTAGAAATATTATTGGTTGTTGTTGGTTGCCATGATACACGTTTTCCACCTGTAAAAATAGCATAAACTTTTTCAGAAAATGGATCAACTCTAGGATCCATTACTCTAACTACCGGTACTTTATGGACTGCATATGACATGTTTAATATATATATACTAAGATAATAATTTATTATATTTGACAAGTGATTTTTTCATGAACATTAGCTTTATACTATTTGATTGATTAAATGGGATATACAGTGGATATAATTTTTGATATTGATCACTAAAATAAATTTTTAAATCAATTCTATTAAGGGGTTGATTTGATTTTAATGATATTAATCTATAGGGACCGGTTGGATTATAAATATATCTTGATCTTGGCGAATCAGATGGCGGAATAAAATCCGTTAACATTGATCTAAATGAACTTGATGTCGAATTTTGTGTATTGGGTGTTATACTATGAAAATTTGTTGATGGAATATATTCTACTTGTACAGGCATAGACTGAGTAATAAATACAATACTTGATAAGGTTGACCATTTTTCAATTATATTATATTGTTGCGTAAATTTAAACCATATTGGAGCTACTGTATATATTGTCGGTAGTATTACCGGAAATGTTGAATTTTCGTATTGAAATGATAATGCGGTTTGTGTTGCTGGCGTATTGTAATTATTTTGTGGTGGATAATAATAGTTATTTAATTGATCATTTACTAATATTAAAAATTGTGTATTAAGTCCGCCAAATAATAAAAATGAATCGATACCGTCTAAGAATGTATATAATTGAGGATTCATTAAAATATTAATTGTTCCTGGAGGTTGTCCGGTAGTAGGAGGACCAGCAACATATGGGCCATACATTGGCGTATTATTATAATATGTTACTCCTTCACTTATAAATGTAGATTGATAATATTGTGTTTGATAAAGATTTACACCGCTATACGCTGGATCTGGACTTAAAACATTTGGTATAACTAAACTTACAATATCAGTACCATTTATCGCGTCTCCTCCTTCATAAATAACATATGGAATTGGTATTCCTGACTCTAAACCAGGATTAGCCGCGACAATTTGACTAATAAGTAATGTAAAACCATTGTTAATCATTCTAAGAAATTGGGTATAATAATACACATAATAATATGAAGTGCTAAAATCCTGATATCCTACTCCCGGCGGTGCCGGTTGATATGTATTATTATGAGGAATAAATTGTAAATTAGTTGAATACGTAATTCCTAAATAATTCATAGTTATTACAAATGGTGTATTATTCACATTTGTGGGTGTAATTGGATCAGGAATAACAGGACAAATAAATATCGGAATAGTAGACCCATCAACTGAGAATCTTATTACAGATAAATAATAATCTGAAGGATTATCTATTATTGCCTGTGTTAATGTTACATCATATTCAGCTAATGAAAAAAATTCATTATGTTTAGATGTCATTAAAATATTATAATAAATTATATCCGAATCAACAGTTATCTGTTTATGATCATTAGAAATCATTATATATTAATTAGCAATATATTATTTAGATTGTTAAATATGTTACTAATTGATCATATGTAATATTGTTGTTTTTTGCTTTTTTAGTCAATAATTTGTAATATTCATCTAATAATAAATTTTTCAACATAATTCTAACACAACAATGACGGCCGCATGTAGCTATATTACTCCCATGAGATTGAAAAGCATAATTATTATATTCAATTGGCATATCTGCATCTAATAATAATTTTGTTAATAATGGTTTCTTTTGGCCGGAAGATTGACGAAAATTATTCGGAATATGTTTTAATTCATCATCTGGTAAATTATTTTTGTATGGATCAAAAAATTCAATTCTGTCAGGATGTCGTATGAGACAACACCAATGGCCATATGTTGGCTTTGTCAAATATAAAATTACAATAGAATCATAAGGATTAAAAATTTCTGTTAAATTATCATAATTAGCTAATTCGGGATATGTAATAACTTTTGTTTGTCCATCCAATATATTATAAATATCTTTGTTTGACAATGCTACTTTTTTATATTCATCAACTTCATCAAGTGTTGCCATGTAATAAATATAATATTACATAATAATATAATATTACAATGAATCCAGATCAAAATATAGTGAATAAAGTATCAATTTACGATATAGATCTTGATAGTTTAAATAATGATGAATTATTAAGTTTACAAAAAGAAATCGATTTAATTTTTAAACTAAGAGAAATTATATCAAAGCGTAAGGATATTATGATTTTGGCTTTAAAGGAACAAATGGAAAAAAAGAAGAAAATATTTATTACAAAAATGAAAAAAGAGATTGAGGAGGAATTAGCCGAAAATGAATCCAATGAGGAAGACGATAAACCAGTTCGTGCAACAAGACGTAAAGCCATAATAAAAAAAAAGTGAGTTAATATTATAAATGTTATTTAAAATATTAATTGTAGCTGGAAAATTTATTTTAACAAATATTATTATAAATCAAGCTGTTTCTAAAGTTATATTACCAGCACTAACAAGAGAAGTAACAAAACAATACTTTAATTACGTTAATCCCGTACGACATTTTAAATAAAAGTGGTTTATTAATAAATCAGATATACTTAATACATAATTTTTTAAACCCTCCATAAAATATAAAATCAGATATACTTAATAGAAAAAAAAGAGTTTTATTACGAGTTTTAAATCGTGTTTTTTCCAGAAAGTTTCTAGAATATTTTTTCGATTTTCAATTAATATTTTTTTTTACAGATTTTTTTATTCAATTTAAAACTCTTTATAATTATAGTTACTATATCTGTTTTTTCTAAATTCCGGGAGGTATTAAAAAATTATATATGAACCATTTCATTTTTTAGAAATATCCTCCTTTAGTAATATAGTAAGGTATGATATATTAATAATGTGATGTATATATATAATATGCAAAATGCCGAATATGTTAGTCGTATGATGCAAATTTATAGGGATCCAAATAGAGAAAAATGGGGATCAATGGGAGGGGCATATAAACAATCAGCGGGAATTAAAAAATTATTTGCAGCTATTAGAAAAAAAGAGCAAGCACAATTAACAAAATCTTCAATGGCTAAATTTTTACGTGCAGTTAAAGCTAGAGCCGCACCAAAAAGAAAAACAGTTGCGCAATTATTGCGTGAATATGATACAATTTATTCAAGAGCAACTAAACCAAAAAGAAAAACCCCAGCGCAATTATTACGCGAATATGATACACAATTTACTAAAACTAGAGCTAAAACTAGAGCTAAAAGAAAAACCCCAGCGCAATTATTACGTGAATATGATACGATATCTAGACAGAATTTATTAAAAAAAGATTTAAAACAATTATCAAGGCACAAATATGACATAATGGAAGAATATGAAAATGAAGATAATTCAGAGGAAGATTTTGAAGATTTGGAAATTGAAGATAGAATATATCGACTGATTCAAATATTAAATGAACATGGATATCATAATATATTACTTAACTTAGCTCTTAATATACAAGCTCCAACTATTCCAATATGGAGAAAAATAAAAAATGGTACGGCAACGAATAAAGAAGTTACTTATTATTTAACTACTATTATGCCTGAATATCTAACATCAGATGATCAAATTACTATATTAGATTATCTTGAAAATTTAGTAACCAAACCCAAATAAACTTATTAAATAATGTTATCTACATATATAATATGCAGAATCAAGATTATATTAATCGAATGAATCAAATTTATAGAGATCAAGCTCACCAAATTTATGGAGAAAAAGGGGGCGATTATGTTGATTTAGATTTTGGTAGAGGACGTAAAGTAAAAAGCACCAGAGGCAGAATAAAAAAACGCAAATCTATAAAGAGAGTAGGAAGAGGAGGAGCACGTAATTCATTATCAGCATATCAACATGTTTTAAATAAGGTGCGTCGAGCTCATCCAAATATGGCATTTAGAACTGCACAAGCTAAAGCTAGTAAAATATATCAAAAAATGCATGGTGCTGGAATTTCGAGAGGTGGGG